CCACGTTATTAACCTAAAACCAAATTAAAATGACGTACCTATATTACCAGACTACTAATACAACTGGTGGTCAACTAAAAGTGAACGATAAAACCAAAGCGGAGTGGGAGCACTTGGCTGATAAAGAGAACTGGCGTATAGTTCAGTTACCTAATGGTTATTATCAAACCGAAGTATCTAACCCTAACAATGAAGAGTGGCATGACGTAACACGTCGTGAGACTATGGAAGGCGCGGAGTCAGCAATTGACGGAAGCATCGACCACTTCAGCAAGAAGTTAGAAGCTACCAAGGGACCGAAAGTCGTAAAGACCTTCAAAAAATAAACTCAACAATTAAATTAAATTAAATAAAATGGATTACAATTTACCTAGCGAAATTGTCAAAGACTTAAACTTTGGCGATGACGCAAAAAAGAAGATTATCGCCGGAGTAGACAAATTAGCATCTGCTGTAAAGTCTACTCTGGGCGCTTCTGGCCAATGCGTTATATATGAAGACGCCAGAGGCAACCCGATCATAACAAAAGACGGTGTAACCGTTGCAGAAAGCGTAGTCTTATATGATCCGGTTGAAAACATGGGCGCAACACTCATTAAAGAAGCCGCACGAAATACTGTTAGAGAAGCAGGTGACGGTACAACGACCGCAACTGTACTTGCAGAATCACTGCTAAAAACAGTAAACTCCACTAAATTTGGTAAAAGCACACTAAGAGACGTTAAAAACGGCATAAACTCTGGTATCGTTAAGGTTAACGATTACTTAGACGCCATCAAAATTGACGTAAATGCTAATATGCTGAATAATGTGGCGGCTATTTCGTGCAACAACGATATGAAGCTAGGTTCTATCATCGCTGAAGCGTATACAGCTGTCGGAAAAGACGGTGTAGTACTTATGGAGACGTCAGATACTGAAGAAACTTACGTAGAAATCGTTGACGGCGTGCAATTTGACTCTTCTTTGACTTCCCCTCACTTTTCTACAGCCACTGAAAAGCAAAAAGCTGACTTAGATAACCCTCTAATACTTATATGCATGTCTGAAATACCAAACGTGCGTAAAATACAAGGTATATTAGAGTATGTTATCAAAAACAACCGATCTTTACTAATTGTAGCGTCAGTATCGCAGCAAGTAAAATCGGCGCTGCTCATGAACAAGGTTAAAGGCAACATTAAAGTTAATATTATTGACTTACCAGGCTTTGGTCCTACTAAAAAAGATACTTGCGAAGATCTAGCTGTGCTAACAGGCGCTAAGGTTGTAAATGAAGAGCTAGGAGATGACTTAGATGGTATTAGCTTAGATATACTAGGAGAAGCAGAATATGCTACTACAGATGAGCATAACACTGTTATAACAACTTTAGAATTAGAAAATGATATTAGTGAAAGGATCGACCAAGTCGCAAAGCTCGTTGCAGATGAAAACAATAATTTCTTTAAGAAAAAGCTGGAAGAAAGACTGTCTATGTTATCGGGTTCAGTTGGTATCATCAAAGTGGGTGCTGACTCTAAAGTCGAGCTCAAAGAAAAGAAAGATAGGGTTGAAGACGCAATATACGCGACTAAAGCAGCGTTGAAAGAAGGTATAGTACCAGGAGGCGGTATTGCCCTCCTTAACGCTTCTAAAAAAATCGAACCTACTAACGTAGGTGAAGAGATACTATTTAAATCTATAGAAGCACCGTTTAGAACTATAATGTACAATGCAGGCTTTGAAGTAGTAGATTATCCTGAAGAAGAAGGAGTAGGCGTAGATGTTACTACTGGCCAAGAGGTAAATATGGTAGAAGCTGGAGTTATTGATCCTGTGCTTGTAACTAAGTCAGCTCTTAAAAATGCTGTATCTGTTGTAACTACTATTATATCCGCTGATTGTGTAATTTCAAACATACGAGTAAATGAAAGCAGTTAATCAATACATAATCATCGACCCGATAAAACAACAAGAAAAGAAAGTTGGCGGATTAATCCTTACTGATGAGCTCAATGAGGATAATAGATATTTAAAAGCAAAAGTTATATCTATTGGAAACTATGTAGAAGGCATAGTAGAAGGTGATATAGTTTATTATGATAGACACGCTGGACATGGAGTTCAGCATAAAGATAATTTTTACGGTGTCATTCAACAGAAAGACGTTGTATTAATTGATTAAACCTAAACCATAACCCATAGACTGCAAAACCTAAAAACAAATAACAAACAAACTAATTAATTAACAAAAAAACAAAAATTATGAAAATGTTTAAAATTCCATTGGTAACAGCTGACGCTCTTGTTGCTGATAACTTTATTTACATTGATGCTTCTACTTTACAGGATGTTACTGTAAACGCTGCAACAACTGTATTTGGAGGTAACGGTTGGACGTTAACTTTTACTTTTGACGGGTCAACTGCTGAAAAATTAGCTAACGCTAACGCTATGGCAACATACTTAGTTCCTAAGTTTTTAGATTTTACTGGTAACGACGCTAATAGAAAAGAAGCTGTAAAAACTTTTGATCTATGGAGTGGTTTAACTATTGCAGAAATATTATCTGTAGTTGGTATAGCTTCACCAGGAACTAATGATGGTTTCGTTTCAGTTGCGCTATCTTAATAAGTGCGATTAACTAGTCACGATTTACGTGAATTACAAATCCTAAAGTATTACAGGCTCACTAGAAAGTGGGCTTGTAAGACTTACGGGTTAACAGATGCCGATCTTGAACTTCTAATATTTTTAGATTGTCAAAAACGGTTTACAAGACAAGAATTTATTGATGGTACTTATACCATGAGCTGGGATAAAACTCGGTGGGACAAGTTAAGAAAGCTAGGCTGGATTGAAGTGTGGAGACACAGGAATAGAACGACTATAAAATACTCAGTATTTAAAACATCGTTTAAATGTCAGCAGTTAATAAGTAGAATATACAGGATATTACTTGGCGAAGAAGACATGCCAACATCTGAAAGAAGCGTATTTTACAATAACAAAACATATACAGATAAAGTCTTCAATAAGGCTATTGATGATATGATAAAAGATAAAGATAGATAATGGGGTTCAAACTAGGTAGAGGTACAAGAGATATTGCTGTCAATGGCAGAATAATCAAAAAGCATAGGTTTGGTAAAGAAGGTGGAGATCCACAAGCTTCAGTTCCAGGCACCCCTGTTATAAGAAAAGATTTAGGCGAAGGAATACTAGGCGAAGCTAACATGGATGGATCTATATATATTAGTGACAAGTTAGTTCCTGGTAGCGCTGAAGAAAGACAAGTTATTAATCACGAGATGAGACATGCTACAGATATGAAGGTAGGTAAGCTTGCTTATGGCGATGATTACATAAAGTATAACGGAGAGACGTTTATGCGCCAAACTATTAACGGTAAAGATATGATTAATGTTGATGGTCAATGGAAAGAAGCTGGTGATGGCGGTTTTCCTTGGGAGAATGACGCTAACAACGGAAACGAACATTAATATGGTACAGAATATAATAGGTGGAGTTTTAAGTAAAGTCTTAGATAATGCAGAAGGCATACTAGATAAAGTTATCACCACAGACAAAGAGCGCGATGAGGCTAAAGCTAAGATAAAGCAAATGCTTTTAGATAGTGAAGCTAAAATGCAAGAAGAAGTTACAGCTAGGTGGAAATCAGACATGCAGTCTGACTCATGGCTTAGTAAATCAATACGCCCGCTAGTATTAGCTTGGCTAGTAATATGCACAACACTGCTAATTTTCATTGATGCAGGTGTGATTATGTTTAATGTAGAAGACAAATGGGTTGATCTTTTACAATTAGTATTAATAACAGTTATAGGCGCCTACTTTGGTGGACGCTCATACGAGAAAATAAAAAAATAAAATGGGACAAAATTCAACAGAAGTAGCTTACGGCTTTGGTCAGTTTGGATCTACTTACCTAACAGGCGACGGCGCTAAGCTAGACTTAGACGGAGCAGCAGCTAAGTATTATGTCAATGCTATAACATTTACAGAAGACACTACTTTTCAAACGTTAAACATATTAGACGCTGGTGTTAAATTAGGTATGGGTAATACACATTTCGTGTCTACAGAAGATATTCAAACATTAGACACTGATTGGGGTGCCGTAACAGATCCTAATGACGATGATGGTAAAGTTGTTAGTACATCACACATTTTTCCAAAAGGCGTAACGCTTTACGGCATGTATGATTTTGTGGAGCTAAATAGTGGCGCTTGCATTTGCTACGTAGCTCCAAGACCAGATTATAGAAATAGAGCTTAATGTTAGGACTAGGTAATAGCACAACAAGTGCTGGCATTATAGAAACTGTATTTGACTTACCGTCATTACAGCTTCATGTAGATAGCTTAAACGTTGTATCTGATACTGTTGGTAGTGAAGTGTTAGTATCTGCATTAACACCTATAGTTGGAACTTCTCGTGTAGAACAAGCTACTAATGATAATAAGCCAACTCACGATACTACTAACAACAAAATTACTTTTGCATTTGAATCTACTGGTAGTGATGTTCCATTTTTAGAAGTTAATAGCGCAATTACTTTAACAGACGCTTTTACAATAGTATTCGCATTTGCTGCGCATACTGACGGCTCACAAGCTGACGCTGTGTCTAATATAGTAGGAAGCAATGTAGACGCAAACAATCACTCACATCTAAGTGTAACAGGTGATGGTGGTGACGCTTTGCTATTTGAATTAAGAGCTGATAGTAGCGCTAGTGGATCTAACTTATCAGACAAAGCGCCTGGTGATATGGGAGAAGGAAACACTATTTTATCTCCACCAACAATTTACGCTTTAACTAAATCTGCTGGAGCAAGCGCTACAGTTAAAATGTTTAGTTTTCATCAAGGCTCTTTTGCAGAAGAAGGATCAAGCACTGCTTTTGACGAAGACATAGATTTTGTGATAACTCAAATTGGTGGCGTAATGGATGGAACTTCAGCAGGATTAAATGAACAGCAAGGAAACATGCATTTTTACGAGCTACTAGTTTATAATGAGCTTTTAACTGAAGCTAAAATACAGGAATGCTTTGCTTTAGTTCAAGCTAAGCACGCAGATCTATAAACAATTAACAATTAACAATTAAATTAAATTAAATTATGGCAAAACGAAAGACGGCAAAGGTCAAAGACCTTAGGCCAAACAAGATCAATGATGAGCAACTAAAAGGAGTTCAAAGCGTTATAAGCGCGTCAAATCAAATCAAGTTAGAAGTAGGTAACATAGCCGCTAGAAAGCATATGCTACTTCATGAGCTTGATAATGTCAACAAAAAGCTATCTGAGCTTAACTTAGCTTTAGAAAAAGAGTACGGGAAAGTTGACATTGACATCAACACTGGAGACATTAAATATTCAGAAGATGAGCAAGCTGATTCGTAAAATAACGATCGGTAAAGACTACAAGATTGACGCTATGCACTATTCTGTTGGACAGGATGTGTATGGTGGTCATACTATTTGTGACATTATAGAAGAAGACGACAAGTATTCTATATACATCAAAAAAAATAAAGATGTATTACCGTGGAAAGATTTTAATAAAAATATGGCTATATCTATTGAGTATAACTTAGAGTATTAGTGAAAACACCATTTAACTTTATTATTGAGCCTAAAGGTAGTAGATACAATAATACTATCAAAGTAGAGGATAAAGATTTAATACTAAATTCTGAAATACAAAACCACGAGTTTGTCAATAGAGAAGCTATAGTAAAAGCAGTTCCTACAGCACTTGATACTAAGATTAAAGTAGGCGATACTGTAATAGTGCATCACAATGTATTTAGAAGGTGGTACGATGCTAAAGGTGAAGAAAAAAATAGCAAAGCTTTTATTGACGAAACTACTTACGTAGTTAGCTTAGATCAAGTATTTTTATACAAATCAAAAGACAAATGGAAAGCTGTTGATGGGTTTTGTTTTGTAAAGCCTATTAAACAGAAAGACAAACTAGATCAAGAATCAGAGCAAAGCTGTGTTGGTATTGTGAAATACACAGATGGAGTTAATGATATTGGAGAGCTCGTAGGTTTTACACCTTTTTCTACTTACGAGTTTATAATAGAAGGCCAAAAGCTTTATAGAGTCTATAATAAGTTTATTACAATTAAGTATGAATATCAAGGAGACGAAGAAGAGTATAATCCAAGCTGGGCATAGAGCCGTTGAAGAACTCATCAAAGTGGCTAAAGAAGCTATCGTTGATAGTGGTGATGATATTACAGCTGATAGGCTAAAGAACGCTGCTGCTACTAAAAAGCTAGCTATATTCGATGCTTTTGAAATACTTAACCGTATACAAGAAGAAGAAAACCTATTAGAAGGTAAAGAGCCTGAGAAGAAAGAAGAAAGAGTATTTAAAGGTTTTGCTGAAGGAAGATCTAAATGAGTTACGAGCAAACGCTATATAAAATAATTGAGCCTATTAAGAAGACTACTTTAAGTAGACTTAATAAAGGTAAAAAATGGCAGTACGGCTACAATAAAGAGCATGACGTTATTGTTATATCTAAAACTGGGCAAATAGGTGAAGTATACGAAATACAAGGTTTGCAAATAGCTTTACCAAAACAGCCTAAAGAAGTCTATAGCAGTGTAGATGGTAAATGGAAGCAGTTAGAAAAGCCAAAACTATTAGATAAAATTAAAACTATATTTGACTGGAAAGCTTATCCAGACGAACAGAAAGAACAATGGTACGACTATATAGATGAAGAATTCAAAAGACGTGACGAAGGTTTCTGGTTTCAGAATGCTAGTATTCCAACTTATATTACAGGAACTCACTATATGTACCTACAATGGTCAAAAATAGATGTAGGAGCTCCAGACTTTAGAGAGGCTAATAGGTTGTTTTTTATATTTTGGGAAGCTTGTAAAGCCGATAAAAGATGCTACGGCATGTGTTATCTTAAGAATAGACGTTCTGGCTTTTCTTTTATGTCTTCAGCTGAAACCGTTAATTTAGCTACAATATCAAGTGACTCTAGATATGGAATACTATCCAAAAGTGGTGGTGATGCAAAAAAGATGTTTACTGACAAGGTTGTGCCTATATCAATAAATTATCCTTTCTTCTTCAAGCCAATACAAGATGGTATGGACAGACCTAAGTCTGAGCTAGCGTATCGTGTGCCTG